GGCTATGAATAAGAAATATATTATTATCGGAGCGGTTGTTGCTGCTATTGCATATCTTACTATGTGTGGTAAGTGCGACGCTCAAGAAGTAGTACAAGAAAAAAACTGGGAGCTCAATACTGAGGTCGGATATTACGAAAAGCGTATCTCCGGCGGTCTTTATGGAGCTCAAGATTCAGCGTATGTTAAGGCATCAACAAAGCTTGGAGATCTTCAAGGTCTAGCTCTTGTCGGTAGTCTTGAATATGTCAATACTGATGATTACCAACTACACGGTACTGTTGGTACATATCTTAATACCCCTCTCGGTGGTGTTGACACACGTCTTGTAGTTCATACAGGTGAAGACGCTGATACTACATATGAATTGAACGGTGCTTATGATCTCAATTGGTTTGAGTTTGTTGATACATCTTTTACTGTTGCTTTCGAAGACGGTAGTGAATCCGGTACTAGTACTGATAGTATCGTAACTACGCCAGCAATCAATGTATCTAAGACGTTTGATGTAACGTATGCAGATATGACAGTTGGTGGCGAATATGGTCAATCGTTCGGGTTTGATGAAGATGTAGAGTATGTACATGGTTATGTACGCTTTACTTCAACTATTAATAATACCCTACCAGTATTCGTCCAGGTTAATGCTCTCAAGAATAATCTTGGCGTTGTAAATGCTATTTCATCTGAAGGTACAGACGGTGATTTCGATACATCGGTTACTGCAGGTGTAGCTTTTACGTTCTAATAAATACTTAGATAACCTCCAGAGTAAATCTCTGATAGCGTGATCTCGAAAGAGGTTGCGCTTTTTTTTGGATATTTTGTATTTTTATATTATAATAGTAAATATTAATCTATGACTAAACTAACTACATATAGAGGTACAAACCCAATAACAAACATTGAACAGGCTCTTGAAAGCATGTTCAATTTAACCCCTGTCTTCCATAATTTGGAAGAAGTATATAGAACTGGCGACCAGGTTCGATTTGCATCGCGCGAAGACGCTTTGTATATCCAAATCGATATCCCTGGTTGTGAAAAGAAAGATCTAGATCTTAACGTCGATACAGATCGTCGTGATATCTACATCAAAGGTAAACGCACTGTTAAAACAACTGATAGTGAAGAAACGCAAACTATGAATAGAAGCTTTTCTATTGGTAGAGAATACGATCTAAATAAGGTTGAATTCGCGTATAAGAATGGCGTACTCGAAGTAACTGTTCCGCGTAGAAAAAAAGAGGAATATATTAAGAAATATACACTCTAACCTTAAATAAAAATAGGTCGGTGCATAACTAATATACTAAACAGGGGATGGATGGTGGGCGTTATTAAAAGGCACTTCGGTGTCTTTTTTATGGAACTGTATTATAATAAGTACATGCAGACTTTTTTACCTTACGCATCATTTAAAGAATCAGCTAAAGCTTTAGATTATAGAAGACTTGGAAAGCAGCGAGTAGAGGTTTTACAGCTACTTAACAGTATTAAAAAGCTTAAGAATAACGAACCGGTTAAAGGTTGGAAGAATCACCCAGCTAGAAAAATGTGGTATAATGATAAGGGTGACTATACAAACGCTTTATGTTTATATGGTCTATCCATCTGTAAAGAATGGAAGAGGAGAGGTTATAAAGATACGTGTACTGAAAAGATAGAAGCTCATTTTGATAAGTCTAAACCAGTCGTTTACCCTAAATTTATCAACGATGCTAGAGTGCATCTATCCCATAGAAGTAACCTTATAAAGAAAGATAATAGCTACTATAAGGATAAATTTAAACGTACTGGTAAAGATATTGAATATTTCTGGAGTTATTAAGTATTAAGATGGAAACAATCGGTTGGACTTATACTGTATGTTTTGCTATTTGTTATGTACCGCAAATAGTAAAAAGTTTAACAACAAAAAAAGTTGATGATGTAAGTGTATCTCTCTTTGCGCTATCACTTATCGGATACATATCAGCTCTTACGTATACTATTGGAGAAATAGGTTTAAACCCAATTCTAATAACTAACTATATATCTGGAGGACTATGTAGTTTATTAATGATAATTATATTTTTATGCTACAAAAAGAATTAAATATATATGTGGGTAAGGAGTTCTATAGCTCAAAGGTTTATTTATTTCTTAAGCAAGAACAGCAAGAGATTGACAAGCTCAAGTGGATAGAATCCGAAAAAGAAGGCCGTGATATAGGAAGATATAGAGCGGTTTTTTTGTGGAATAAATACCACCGCGATGAGTGGAAAAAAAATCTATGGTCTAGTTCTTAACTCAGCTTTAATATACTCAATATCTTTTTTAATAGATGTTATTTCACGCTCTAATTCTACCATGTTTTGTGTTATAACGATCTGGCCATCGCTTGTTATTAACTTTGATACGAGATTCTCCATTCTCTCTATTAACGGTATAATTTTTGTAGCGTCAGCTTTAAGATTTGCGACTGTCCATTTTAAAGATTGAGTCTCCATCTCTAAATTGCTTATCTTTAATAAGATAATTTCTTGATCTTTTTGATAAATCTCTGTACTAACATAGTTATTATTGAGCCATAAGGCCGCAGAAGCAGCAATAAATGCAGCCACAAACGGTGCAACCTTAAAGTCATTAAAAAATTCTAGAAGGGAACTTAAGTTCTTCATAAGTATATACAATAAGTATTTATTCGCTGAATTCCTGTAACTCGGTTAAAAGTTCATTTATTTTAGTCTTTTTTCTCGTTATGTATTGCTTCAGCGACACTTCTAGAACTACTTGAGTTTAAAGCAGTTGCAGCAGCTGCTCTAAGAGCTGCATTACCACCGACTAGTGTCATAGCTGGTGCTCGAAAGTAGTGCGCATGTGCTGGGATATCTACTTCATGCGTATGCCCCGGTCCATCGTTTGCACTCGTTATAATTGTTTCAATATCACAATCTTCTGTTATATGAAATTCCACCGGGGCTGTAATATGCTGCACAAATAGCTCACCTTCGACATGTAGACCACCGCCTATAATAACATTCTTATTAACACCTAAGCCGCTATCAATTAATACTTGTCTCTGATTTTTATTACGAAGTCTCAATATTTCACCACTGATATTAACTACTTTAGCATCGATATTTACTTCGTTCTCTGAGCCAATATTAACCTGCTCACCAGCTATATTAGTTATTGAACCGGTTAGGTTTGTCGGCCCGTAAGATTTAAGATTAAGCCCACCGGCACCTACCATTACATTATACCTATTACATACATTTAAGGTATAATTACCACCGGGTAGATCCTGTACATGTACATATTCTAATAAAGGTGATTCGGTTTTATTGAGATACACGACATCGTTATCAACTAATACTTCACTAGGCGTCAATTTACCGATATTATCTAAACGTATACTGCCGAAATCATTCATTAGCATTCCGATTGTCTCCATCTTATGTTTAGTGATCTGGGTAATCTCGCTACCACCTACACCTAATTCCTGTTCAATTTTAGTAAGTTCCGGAAGACTCGCTTCAATTAACTCTTTAAGCTTATCTTTTCTATCATCTATATCCCAGGTACCACCCTGCGTTGATGCGCTCTTCCCCGAACCGTTAACGAATGACTTTCCTGATTGACTTTCCCACCTAGCCGTGCTAGCAGTTGCAGCACCTAATCCACTCTCTGCAGTACCATCTACGGCAGGTGCGGTTGAGACCTGTGAAGTTGTTGGTATATTAACGGGTGTTGTAGTAGTACCGCTACGAGCCTGGTATGTATCAGAACTTGTTACTGGAAAATTAGCAAAGGTACCGCTTCTCTCCTGAAGAAGGCTATTTCTTTTTAATGTAGTTATACCATTAGAATCTTTTACGCTATTATCATTTGTACGTTTTATTTCAAATAGCTGCTTAAACTCCTGTATGCCCGATACAACATCTTTCCATTTTTTGAAATACTCCTCATTTAATGAACCAACCTTTTTATACTTGTCTCTATAGACTATCTCATCTAAATTTTTACCGGTAAATTCGTTTTTAAAACCTCTCACCGTGTCATATGAATCGTTTAATGTTAGTCCTTGCTTGTTTTTAGAGTTAAGCTCTACGCTAGTCTGATTATTCATCTCTTTAAATGATCCAGAGTAATGTGTTAGTCTTACCTTTTCATTCAAATCACTATTAACGAACTCTAATGTACCGCCTTTTTGATTAATAACGTATTTATTTCTATATGCATCAACGTTATTATTATATTCGGTTATACTAGCGTTCTTATTTTCATACGTGCCTGGGTAATCTAACCCCGGTTCATTTTGCGACTCGTAAATACCTTGCCAGTCTGATTGACCGAAACTAGCGGCAAAATAAACAGGGAAGTTCGGATTACCTTCTCTAAAGAATACCCATACGTGTGCTCCGACAGATGGTATACAGAAAGCTCCTTTAGCTTCGTTCGAATAACCGTTAGGTTTATATTCATACGATAAAGGGTTAGGTCTATTTACATTCATCGATGCATCATTAAATGCATCGCTTACTCTAATAGTTTCATCATAAAAATTACTAGGCGCTGCTCCCTCACCTGTTAGAGCGGACGTAGCACTTGTTACTGTATCGAGGAAATTACTATCAGAGACACTACCCGTTAGGTTAAAATTATTAAATCTACCGCTAGCGCTTTCACCCACGAGAGGTGCAGCGCAGTCAGCCCACGGTGTTATTCTCTTAAGATCGTCGAGAATCTCGGTAAGATCTTCATCTATATTATTACCTATAAACTTTAAAGCTTTATTTTCGCTTTTTTTAACCCAATTATTATAAATCGTAGAAGATATATGAGGTACGAACACTTTTATCTTACCAGCTTTATCCGGGTCATTATTCTGGATTACAATGCCTAGATGATTTCCGTAGTATTTCTTCATAGTATATTATTATTTAAATAAAAATATTTTTTTTATCAACAAGACTATCTAATGTATCAACAGATTTAAGTTGCGCTTTAGCTTTTTCCGCATTAGATATACCCTTTTCAGCAGCCACTTTACCGGATTCTAAAACATTAGACGTTATGTCATTTACTACTTTTTGTTGATTAGCAATATCTACATTAAAATCTCTTAGCTGATTATTTGTAATCCCCTTTACGCTTGATTTAATATCACCGAACATATCGCCTTGAAATTTTGCAACTTCATCTGATGATATTTTTTCTATGTCTATACTATCTAATTGACTCTTAAAATTTATCTCCTTTTTTAGCTTCTCTGCGTTGAGCTTACTACGAATATCGGTTAAAGATTCTAAGCTTTGGCTAACCTTATCATCTATCGCTTCAATATACGAACTAACATCTATTTCTGGTATACTAATCTCCGGCAACTGACCAGTTTTAAGATTTTTAAAATTTTCTACTGCGCTAGTAACCTTACTTTTAATTTGCGGAGTAACACTCTCTATAGTTTGATTTATATCAAACGTCTTAATCTTAGGGGATTTGAGCTCTATAGATGACGGGTTAATTTTCTTTAACTCGGTTGAGAGAGAGTCAGTATTAAAAGATATAGCCATATAATTATTTACTTGATAACTCAGCTTTAGTATATATAATATAACATATGTTAGTATCACATGAAAGTCCTATCTCCATTCTAGATAAGTCGCGTGAGTATAATGATTATGATTACGCGCTTGTACATCTATTTGAAACGCATCCCGAGTATTATGAATACTTTAAAAACAGTGTCAAACTTGGCAGAGAAGTTCTGCTAGATAATAGTATCTTCGAACTCGGCGAGGCGTTTGATTCTGAAAAATTTGCAAAATATACTAAAGAGCTTAAGCCGAGCTATTATATTGTACCCGATGTATTGGAGGATGGATATGCTACTATTAAAAGCTTTTCTGAGTTTACATCGAAATATACCGATCTACCCGGTTTAAAGATCGGTGCCGTGCAAGGTAAAACGTATGATGAAATTGTTGACTGTTATCGGTATATGTCAGAATATGCTGACTACATTGCTATTAGTTTCGACTTTAGCTATTACATTGCAACGGGCCGTGGTAAGACAAAGCTTGAGAGATGGTGCTCTGGCAGACAAAAATTAATTAACGATCTTAAAAGTGACGGTATCTGGAATGCGAATAAACCGCATCACTTATTAGGATGCTCTCTCGCTCGTGAATTTAAGAAATACGTCGGTGATAGGTCGATTAGATCTGTTGATACTTCAAATCCAGTCGTCGCCGGTATTAAGGAACTCCGATATACTGGTGATCTAGGATTAAATGAGAAACCTTCTATTATGTTAGCGGATCTTATTGATCACGAAGTAACAGATACAGAATGGGAAAACATCGATCATAACGTTTGGTGCTTTAAAGATATTATTGGACATGGTTATTAGTTTTACAGGGGCTCAAAGTACAGGTAAATCTACCTTACTTGAAAGATGTAAGTTGGACGAAAAGTTCAGGAAATTCGATTTTGAACCTGAAGTTACTCGTTGGGTAAAGAAAACCTATGGGTTAGCTATTAACGAAGAAGGTGACGATACGACTCAATTATCAATTCTTAGCAGACATTTACATAACTATCTCTATTATAAAAATAAGGATGTTATTATGGATAGGTGTATTTTAGATGGATTGGTGTATACAACATATCAGTACTGTCAAGAAAAAGTAAGTCGTGGGGTATATGACTATGCTGAACTTTTATTTAAGAAGTTAATTGATAAGGTTGATATAATTTTCTATACTGAACCTGATATTGAACTCGTTGACGACGGTGAGAGAAGTGTCGATGAGGAGTTTAGAGAAACGATCATTAAATTATTTGAAGAAGCAATTGATCATTACGATATTAAGGTAGTAAGATTAAGCGGATCAGTTGAAAATCGCATGAACATCATTTATAATACAGTAAACAATTATGGCAAATAAAGAGTTAGATAACAGTAGAATTAGTAAACACCTAGGTCAGACATCTCAATATAAGAGTACGTATGATCCTGAATTGCTCGTAAAAGAGCCGCGTAGTAATAATAGAGAGTATCTCAATATTTTTAACGATGATCTCCCTTTCGTCGGTTCAGATACATGGAATGCATATGAATGCTCGTTTCTCTTAGATACCGGATTACCAGTTACCGGTGTGTTGAAGATTAACTATCCGTGTGATAGTGAGTATATTGTTGAAAGTAAAAGTATTAAGCTTTACTTAAACTCATTTAATATGCAAAAGATGGGGAATGATAAAGCAGATGCTATTAAGAAGTTTGAAGAAACAGTTAGCAACGATTTAACCTCTCTTCTCGGCGGTCAAGCTAGTGTATACTTCCATCTCGGCCATCAAGTAGATAGTTGTAATATCGGTGCCGGTCGAGAGTGGGATATTGGAGAGTATGAAAACGTAGATCTACAGGATACTAATGGGTTAGAAATTACTCAATATACAGAAGATCCGACGTTGATTGAGGGTATGTTCGACGAAGGCGTAGAAGTAGAACAGAAGTTTTACTCCGGCTTACTTAAGAGTAACTGCCGTGTAACGTCTCAACCTGACTGGGGCGATGTATTTATTCACCTTAAGTCAAATGTAGTTATCGATCCTCAATCTATTCTAAAGTATGTTATTTCTTTTAGAGATGAGTGTCATTTCCATGAAGAAATCTGTGAATGTATCTATAAGCGTTTATACGATATGTGTAACCCTTCTGAGTTGTTTGTTATGTGTTTATATGCACGGAGAGGCGGTATTGATATTAATCCTGTAAGAGCGACTAGTAATGAGCTTATTAGAGATTTAGCTCCAAGCTTGATTGATACTTCGATAGCGCATATCAAGACGTCTAAGCAATAATTATATAATTAGACAAAAAAAGAGACCTGGCTCATTAATGAACCAGGTCTCAAAGTGTTTGTTACTTATCTTGGATTAGAAGTACACACTCGGCGATGAAGCCGGTGAGAAGCTCTCCCCGAGACCAGTTACAAGAATCGTGTGGTAGTATAGGTTAGCACCAAAGATATTATCGACAACACCATAACGAGTAAGCAAGCCTACACGTGGAGCGAAGTCGTTAGGACCAATTGTGCGCTGAACCATAACCGGGATATAAGGGCAGTAAATAATACCAGTGTCATAGAATTCAGGTCCCTTGTATCCGAGAAGCGCGTACTCAGGACGGCTTGCATCATTAACATTGTTACCTTCAGTTCTTGTGTCACGGTATACATTAAAGCGACCACCAAGATTACCTACCTTAGCAACACCTACAGGTTGTGTGTTAACGTTACCTTGTACAGGTACCCACTGGAATTCAGGGAGCATCTCAAGGATAGCGCAAACACGAGGAGTTGCGACGATGAAGTTAGCAGCACCACGGCGATTTCTCACAGCGATTCTGTTTGCTTCAATGATAAGTCTTTGATAGAAATCACGATTACGTTCTACTAACCAACGGCCATCAGCTGATTGTGGAGCCCAGACAGAGAATCCAGTACCTTGACCTGCGTCAAGAGTAACTTGGATCATTCTTACAAGCATTTCACGGTCGATTTCAGCCTGAATTTCATACGACATAGCGTTTGTCAATTCAGTATCGATATCGATACCGTTCATGTTTTTAAGGTCTTGCTCAAGCTCAACTGACCAACGTGCGCCGAGGCGACGTGTACCAGCTTCAACAGCAGTCTTCTCGAAAGAAACTTCCATTGTAGGAATGTTACCAGTAATTTCGAAGTCTTTAAGAATTCTTGCTACACCCTTGTCATTAGCACCAATGATCTTATTCACACCTGCGCTTAATGTGGCGTAGTCTGTCTCTGCGGCATCCATACCGGTAAGATATCCAGATTCAGTACCAGTGTACTGAGTTGCAAGCTTCTGATAACCAGCTTCTCCTGTAACACCAGTAATAGAAGGTACAGTAGTCGCAGCAGGAGTAGTTTTACCATCGATACCAGTACCGAGTGTTTCACCGGAATACTTGTAACGAAGAGCAAATGCAAGGCCAACTGGACCAGCCATTGGTTGAACACCAACGATTTCATTTGTAATTAACTCGGGAAAAGTACGTCTAATCATTGGAATCAAGATCTTTGGAAGACGAGCATCGCCTGTGGCATAACTGTCAGTACCAGGGGTACCGGAAGCAGTACCATCAACACCGATAGAAGCGCCGCTTCCGAAAGCACCGCCATTGCCAGCGGTATTACCGGATTCATTCAAGCACCATGACTCTTGGTTTTCCAAAAGCATAGCAGTGTTTAAACGAGTGTGGCTGTCTTCAATAGGAGCAACAGACTTGGAAGAATAATCCAAAACTGGTGCCCACTTCTCAAGAAGAGAAGCTGCTCTCGATTCGTCAATATAAGCCTGTGTAGGTCTAATTGAATTCATAGTTGTATTTTCCTTTATTTTTATTCGACCCCAAGGGTTTAAGAACCCAGGAAACTCAGGAAAGCCTAATCAATTATAAGAAATTAATATTTGCTTAACTCGGACATATAAGGGTTGCTAGGTGCAGGTGTTTCAACCTTCTCCTCAACAACTCTATCTACCTTAGTAGTGCCCTCTAAAGCTTGCTCCTTTAAGCTTTCAAGTCTGCTCTCTTCTTTCTTTTCAAAAAGTTTTAAAGTATAATCGAAGTTCTCAGCAATGAACTCTACGTCCTTACCTGCTAACGCCTTTTTAACATACTTTGCACTTCTTTCATCAAGACCAGCTGTTTTCTGTTCAATTAGAAGATTCGCCTTAATTGTATTAAGCTCTTCTTCAACAACGGCCTTCTCTTGAAGGGCAGACTCAAGCTTTGTAGTAGCTTCATTTATTTGATTTTTGCCATCTAAAACAGCATCCTTAATGCTCTCTTTTTGTAGAGCGCTGTCAATAGCCAAATGGTTACGAATACCTTCAAGAACTTGAATAGCTTTCTTATTCTTTACAGCTTCTTTGATTTCTTCAGCAGGAATACTTTCCTGCAAGTATTCATCGAGATAAGAAGAAATAGATTCAACTAACTCGGTTTTAAAATTCTCAGCATCTTCTGTTAATGCAGATTCATACTTCTTGATGACAGCTTTAAGCTTAGCAGTTCTGTCAGCGTCAACCGCTTCAACTACTTTTTCTAATTTTTTCGTATGGTCAGCATCTAAAGCTTCTAAGAGCTTTTCTAGTTTAGATGTGTAAAGCTCGTCTTGCTCTATTAAGGCCTTATCAACATGCAATTGTGTCTTTTCTTCTAAGCGCTTTTCAAACGCCGATTCAATTGCAGCAAGAGTTGATTCGTCAATTGCCCCGTTAGTAGCTTCTTTTAGTATTTCAGAGATATTCATATTTAAAATAGGTTTATATTATTATTTATGATCTCACGCTTAATTTTCTTATCAACTGCACGAGATAAGTTCCCATGAGCCTTTTTATAGTCCTTATCAATAATATTATTGATGAAGCTCTTAACTTCTTTTGTGACTTCTAGTGACTTGCTCATATCTTTATTTATAGGGATTTAATAAATTGCAACATATGCTCACGTAAAAAGGCATCTTTATTCTTAAGAGGCATTGTAGCGATTGTTTTTTCAAAATTATCATAAGCTTCTTCGAATTGGCCGTACTTATTTACAACGTATTGCTTACTCTCCAGAATACCGTTAACAAACGCTTTCGGGAAAGACGGGTCAGCAACACAGTCAATAGCAACTAATTTAAAGTCTTTAACTCTATTAACGCCGTCCTGACCTGATTCAGGGATAAGCTGACCAAGAGCTCTAGAGCTCATACCGACTCTCACGCCATCATTAATAAGAGATCTAACAATTAAACCTGTTGGAGTAGATAATACCTTACTCTTACCATAGAAAACATTACCATCTTGCGACATTTCTGTGACTAAATGACATGCTCTCTCAAGATCTACATCAGCTGTAGTAGGGTGGTTTAACTCTCCCATAGCCCTGCCTGTCTTTACCATAGATTCCTCGTAACGTTTGATCTCTCTTTGCATTTCCTCTAAAGGATATATGCGTTTATTACGATTAACACCCTCCGCCATCATATATGGCCCCTTAATATAGAAATTCTTTTGATCCTTAGAATTACCTTCCTCAACGATATATTCGAAAGCTTCTTTCGGTGCCGGTGTTTCAACTATAAGATTTAAACTCATGTATTAATTATTTATTAGGATGGGAACAATTTCCTACTTTTTATTATATTCCAAGCTCTTTTTCTGTTATTATTAAGAACTTATAGCCTTTACGCTTAGACCACTCCTCTGCAGCTTTCCACTTAGCTTGATTTACAACCCATGTCTTTTGCTCATATAGAATAGTACGGCGATGTTTACCCTTTACAGTTGTAGGCTTAGCTACTTGCTTACTTGGCTTTATCTCGATTAAAAATTTTTGCTTATTACCGTTTCTATCTCTAAAAACGATAAAATTGTCTACAAAATATCTATGTACTTTACCGTCGAGCGGGCTCGTATATGGTATGATTATATTTTCGCTTCCCCATGCGAGTATATTTTCATTGCAATCAGCCCATCTAAAAAATTTCAATTCCCAGCTTGATCTATATGTAGGAGAATCATTACCAATATATTTGTTTTTATTTTTTGGCTTGAATATTCCTTGTCTAAACCTTTTATCTTTCTTCATACGTTATAAATATAGTTATGACATTTGAGGAGAAAATTATAAGCAATAGTAAGATTAGGCAGAGTAAATTAATGAGACCAGCTAAAATTGCTTGCGAAAAACCTGATACTGGGGTCACCATTAATAAGAAAGGTGCGTATTATCTGATAAAAGACTCGGCGGAGATTACTGTACAATATCTTGTACATCTTTGCTATGGTAGCTATACAGATGCTATTAAAGAATTAAAAGGAAAGTTTACACAAAGTGAAATTATTGATTTTGTAGGTAGGAGTAAAGAAGAGAAATTTACTAATCAATTGTTAAGCATTATATTAGCTGATATAGGTTGTATTAGCCAAACGTTTGATGTACAGGATGAGACAGTAGAAGAATTAGATTTATCTATTAATGATGATGAGGATGATGTATACGGTGATTATGAATCAGAACCTACACCTACTAAAAAGTCGACAAAAAAATCTTCTTCAGAAGAACCTATCGATATTAATGATGTTAGCGGTGTTATTCAAAAGCTAATTGAAGTATTTGCCGCTAAATAAGTTCACCTTCTCTGGTAGTCATTGCGACCCCTACATCGTTTGCTGATATAATCTTGTGTATATTATATAGAGGCTCACCTACTCCTGATAAATACGCTGCGCTTGTCCCGGTGAAGGAAGTATTAAGATAGTTATATCCGATTTCTTGGCTCATTTACCCGACAAAGAACATTGGTGGTTCTGCATCACCCAAGCCTGGTGAGCCTTCGTATATAGCAGTTTCGAGTTTCTCCTTTTCAGCTAAGCCTTGAGTCATTAGATCTGTTGAATTTAAACTACCACCACCGAATAGAGTTACATTACCATATTTACCGCGAATGTTAGCAACAGCGATCTTAGTAAGTGCTAACGTATATTGATATACCCAGTGCTCTTTAATAATATCTCTTATAGGTCTCTCAACATAACAACTAACAACACCGTAAAATCTAACACCGTCGCCTCTAGAATCAGGCTGCGGGTACATTCTCATAGTTTGCGTTCTGTCATCAAATGTATAGCTTCGCTTAGTAGCTAGAAGCTTCTCCCTCATTTCCATCCAATCCTTAAGAACGTACCAACTTACTAAATCGAATCCATAATTACCCATTGCGTAACTGAAATATGTTTGCTGTGCAAGTGTCTGCTCGATTGTAAATAGAGTATTAATACCTGTAGTAGAACCTTCTTCGAAGTCTTGAACCGCAATAACCTTACGGTAATCCATTACATCGTAATCGAAGCTGTTTAAATATTTTTCCTTCTTACTTGTTGTTTTAGTGCCCTGCCTGGTAAAGTTTTCTTGCTGACTAGGTATAAAATTAGCAGACAGAGCAGCCCAAGTACCAGTTATTGACTTATAAACAGTTTCAGAAAATATCTGATTCTCAAAAATTCCACCTGAGAGTGGTGAAGAGAGCTCCGGTGTGAGTGAAAAGAGCCCACCATCAATTGCACTAGTAGCTATATATAACGTTCCCGGCTCTGTTATATAGTTTGAGAAATCTTCACTTTCATTTTTATTCTCTATCTGATCAGTAAATGAATCAGAATTTTGTAAAGAAAAAAGCTGATCTAATCTTATACCTTTATTAGTGTCATAGAGAGCGCTATCAAACAAAAGATATTCCTGCGTATATCCGGCAAACTTCGCAAACATCTCACATGCTACACTTATATTTTCGTACAATGTATCGCGATGAATCTCAACATTAATAAAAGGGTAACCTAACGATCGTAGAACACGGTCGCTTAGTCTATCGAAACTATCAACCTTGCTATTAAGATTTGTACTTTGAAAAGCGGAAATAGGAGTTATGTCGCATTTAGCCATTTAAAATATTTAATAACATTACCCGGGTTTTGTGTATTATTTAAATTTAACTATATATGCAATATAATAAACATTTATAATTAAATAATTATATGTCTTTCTATAATAAAAATAAATCTTATTCCTTTAACATGGATGTTACTACTTCGCTAGTCGCTCTATCCTCATTTACAGCGAGTGAGGTTTTGATTATTAATAAGTCTGGCCAAGACATATACATTTATGACAATGGTAATACAGCGGATGATAGAAGGTTATTATTGCAGGATTCTGAAAGTATCGTTCTAAGAGGTATAACTAACACTAGTGAAGTAAGTGCGAAAACAGCAGCTTTATCTGGCAAAGTTTATTTTAGGTCAGCTTACTTTAGTAATTTTAACCAATTCTAATGATTAAAGGTATACCAACTTTTAATAAGCTCTTTACTACTACCTCCGATGTGGTAACAAATTCTGTTGACCTATCTAAACCTATGTCAGCACTATGGGATGAATACGGTACACCGAAAGTCGCATATAGTCTTAGAGATATTACAGGTCAAAATAAAGTAGCTGTTAGAGTTCGCAAGGGAGTATACGATGAAAATGATCCTCCTGCAGAGGGGGATTATGAAAAAGATTTTAGGGTTAGCGAGCTTACTGATGGTACTCTTGAAGAATGGGTAGGTTCAGGAGACGGTTATGTCGAAACGTGGTATGATCAGGTAGGTAGTATATACCATGACCCACAGAACATTACTGGATTTTTGATGAGAGGTGTAACCAACCCGACTACACTCAACGGTGAATGGTATAAGAATGGCAGCAATCAAGGCAAACCAGTATGGAAGCACGAAGTTAATACCAATCTTAGAATAATTTGGAATGGTAGTCAGTGGTTGATGCGTATAGCAGGTGGGGCAATTTATTTTAGATCTTCAGTCAATACCGCTTACCCATTCCATAAAGATAACGTCTGGGTGGCAGAATCGGGCTCATATACAGGCACACCAACGTTTCATAGTTTTGATGGTGGCTGGTATGATCCGGTTAACGGTGAAGGTGGTATGCTCACTCAAGATTCTGAAACCTTTCAACCGCTTATCGTATCAAACGGTACATATTTAGGTGAGATTGATTTTGACGATAACCCATCTGATGAAACACGTGATAGGCTTAATTCGCACTTCAAAATTAATATAGACCCATACGGTCAAGATCATTTCTGTATATTCATTGTTGCGGCGTTCGATAAAAATGCAGGTGAAATTAATCCAGTGACAGGATATCCGAAGAATCAAGTTCTTCTCGTAAATCAAGCGCCAATTTCAGCAGGCGATGCTTTTCAACAAGTTCAATTCACAAACGCAGGCAAATATACCTTTAAATTAAGTGACGGGGTCGATGATATTACTATAGGAAGCGGTCCAGGTAGTTACGGTGATAGTACATACCACGTTTTTAGTACTACGATATATGATGCTAGGCCGTATGGTGGGCCTAGAGCTCGTGGCGAAACATACGTAGATGGAGGCGATTATAAACTTAGACGAAACTTAGTTGATATAGATTCAACGGAGGGTGACGACGATGTACTTTATTCAGCGCCAGCAAACCCATTCTTAGGTAAAGTTAAAGAGATAATTATCTACGAATCGAGCCAATATATATCTAGAAATAAGATTGAAGATAAAATAATAAGTTATTATCGCTAAACCGCTGGTTCCGGTGGCGCTTCTTCAGCAGGCGCTTCAGCTTCACCAGTATCCGCTTCACCAGTATCCGCTGGCGCGCCACCGAACGCGGGCGGCTCACCAGGTGCAGCACCACCCTCTACATCGCCACCTTCAGCAGGCGCGCCCTGTAAAGCATCTTTCCAGCCAGGCCCGGCACCTTGTATTTGCTGTAGCTCCCATTGTACTTCAGCGTCCTTACGAAGCAATTCTCTATTAGCCTTAATATCATTTTCACTCCAACCAAGATACTTCATCTGACCATATGTAGCGGAAATGAATTCATTTGCGACAAGATTATTATATGTAGCGGTTTTAAGTTCGAGCTTTTGATTTTCTCTTAACTCGTAGAAGTTAGTTGGTACATTAAAGTGTAAATGGATCTGAGACTCCTTTAAGTCATACTTCTTCTTCAGCCCTTTTAATTCTAAATGAGTCAAGAAGCCTCTCTTTAACCCGCTAGCGAATTGCTGCTGTAATCTTATAATGAACTTAGCAAACTTAAGTTCTTCTCTTAAGATTTCCTGACCATCGCTGAACGTAGATTCAGGATTTAATCTATTTGTAGGTACTTTTAATGCCTTATAAAGCTTATTAACGAAATACATCAGGTCGGTTAATTCGCCTAAATTTGCACCACCGGCCAATTGAGTAACTGATGTACCTTCTGAACCTGCTCTCTTTGCAAACCAGAAAGAGTCTAACATCGATTGCGGGTTGAACTTCTGCACTGCTCCTTGCTGATTAACATCGAAAGTCTTTTTAGACCAATACTGCTGCATTAGTTTTCTAAGATACGCCTCAGCTTTAGGCGGTGACATGTTACCAACATCAACGTTAAACACTAAGCGCTCCGGAGCTCTAACTAAGCGATAGATAACGATGCTATCTTCGACGAGCGATAATTGACGATATGCTCTACGCGCGTTCTCGATAAAGGGTAATCTAAAGGTTTTATCTTGATTCCATATACCAGAGTTTATATATGATACTTGATTATCATCTAGCGGTACTAATTCTACCTTTTCAATCTTCGTAGGCTTATTAGGATCGAAAACAGGCTTACGTAATATAAAGCCTTTAATAAGCATGTTCTGGATGTTGTCATACACTGCATCGACGAGGTCAGATGGTAAATGTACGACGCCTAGAATACCTTCATCAGCATACTTTTTATGTATAATGTGTTCGAAAAATACCTCGCCCTCAATAAGCATTTGCCTAAAGTACTCAAAACCCTTTTTTTCGAGATTATAGTAATCAATATACTTTTCGAATTCAGCTGTTATCTTACCTTTATCGCTATCATCTAATATTGTGTTTCTAAACTCGAGATTGACGATATTTCCATTTTCATCCTTATTTACAACCTCATCACAGATCTCATCTAAAGCATCAGCAATTTCAGCAAATGAAGCCATTACCCTATAGTCACGGAGTCTACCACCTTTATTCTCTTCAATGTTAGCATAAACAAGTTCTGCATATTGAGTTTCAGTACCGAATTGACCTGGTGCTACATTATTATAATCATTATTATAAAGAACGGATTGGCCGGCCAATGCTTCAGTCCTCTTTATACCAGTATCTTGGAATACTTCGTACTTAGGATTTAAATTACCGATTATATCATTCGCATTAGGGGTCTGATAAGGTAGTTTATTAGCGATATTTCTAAAAATATCTGATTGAAAGAATGATCTTTTATTTTCGTCGGCCATGGTTTATTAATATTTAATAATTAGTTAACCTTAATAAAGGTCGTATTACCACTAAATGTCTGCGTCTCTAGTGTTGTATCACTGAATGAGTAACCAGCTTTATTATAAGGTATAAACCTCACGCTACCGGTCCCACCTGTCAGCACGGGCATGTTTAAGCTAATGATATTATCATTTAATATTGTAAAGGGTATTGATTGCCCAGAGATCTCTGATTGTCTCGTTGTCGCAGGAAGCGATGTTAATGATGAGTACATACTATCATTGGTCGAGCTAAACAATACTGTTTCGGTATTAGTGAATCCAGTACCGTTAAGAAGAATAGTACCTGCACTGGTAGAGCTTACTTGAGACGTTGTTAATGTTACATCGTCATATAACTTAACTCCATTATAGAATATATCTGTAATATGCGGAGAACCAGATAGTTCGAATGATTCAGTTGGTAGACTAGCACTGGCCATGCCATCGTAATCAGATATTAGATTAACAGCGTTAAAGTTTTGGTCTATATAAAATATATTTCCAACAGGCTCATCTTCATCTTTAAATAACCAACCCTTAATAGTGAACGATGTATCAGCTGTTATACGCGCCTTTTGCGATGCATTTAACTCAGTAGGATAATTTAAACCAACATTACCATCCCATAGTACTTCGGATCGTATCTCTTGATCAACTGATAAATTAAACGCTTCAGGTACCTTCCAAGAGATAACCACGTAAGGATTTGCAAATGGTATGAAATTGCTTAAGATCTGATCTAAGTCTGTCTGATACCTACTTAGGATAGAAACACCAACTGTTATATTAACGGGTACAGGAGCTTTAATATGTCTAGACGTCTTTTCCTCTCCACTTGTACCGGAATAATAAAACCCGTCTAGTTTATTAAAAACTCTGCTTGTATCGCGCGCTACACTCTTAATACTAACTGCAACAACAGGTAAGGTAATGGTTTTATTCTCATTGATAATGTCATGCATCACTCTCTCTTTTGGAGCATAAACATAACGAACATCGATCTTATCAACCTCAGATCTATTTTTATTATATCGACCTATAACGATATCATCAAACGCAGCAATAAACTGCGTGATAACATCCTTGATCTCGAAATGGAAAGCGCGACTCTTCACTTAATTATTTATCCCATGGAAAGACATACCACGCATCACCTTCATGCTCTATACCGTAATACCCATCCTGCCACTGTGATGACTGTCTTCTTACACACGCTGAATAGTAAATCTCACCAAGCTCTCCTCTCTCAAAATGCTGGGCAAGATATTCGCTAACTTCCTTGAACGTTCTTCCTGAATCATTTATATCATCTACTACTAAAACATTTCCGAAGAGATTTGAATGTCCATAGAATTCAGTAGACTCTACCTCTCTTGTTCTCACACCCAACATCTCCATTTGCGGCTTTTCTAGACTATAACTCATTATAGTAGCAGGTACCATCCCACCCCTAGCAATACCTAGAATAGTATCGATAACAATACCCTCGCTCTTAAGTTGATCTAAAATGCTCTTACAGCATTCAGTTACCTCATCCCATGATAGATGTTTTAATTCAGTACTTTCGGCCATATTATAATTATAGGCCATTTATTGCAGTTATCAAGTATTTATCTGCTATAAGTCTTTGAAAATAAAGTCAATAGATCGGCCTTATCTGTAACATTATACACTCCACGGTCAAGTGATTGCTGTATCTCCTGAGCTAACTTTTCAATTAACCCTTTCAATTGAGACTTCTTCATAACACCGTAACCCTTTACCTCGACCATTACATCCTCTTCATCAGAGGATAAATCGGCACTAGTAGACATTCTAGCAGCATTAGGAGTACCTCTACCGGCTAAACCTCCGAACTGGGCCATGTTACTGTTCTTTAAATCTGCCCCAGGTGCATACTTAGAGTTATTACTAGAGCGCTGTTGCATATCAGCTAAACCTCTGTAGCTCTCGAATAAAGACTGATTATCGTTTGTCCACATATTATTATTTATACCATATCAATAAATCTCTCTATTAATTCTTCCCATTCAGCACACTCAATCTCGTATTTGTTACCTGTATACTTCTCATTACGCTCGTTGATATCTTGTTCGGTATAGTCTAGACGGCTCCCTGGTACATTCTGAACCTGTGACTGTACCCAATGTCTATACTCATGAACTAGACTTTTTATGAAATACATCTTACGCTCGTTCTTTGTCGTGCACCCAGTACAGTTTAGTGCTACCTCTATCTCATCCTCACCCCAAAAGTACTGAGAATCGACACCCTTACAACCTTTTACGGTAACCTCATATACCCACCACTTTCTAGTATTAACTAGATTATTAGTAATAAAGATTAGATAATTTTCCAGCTTCTTCTTATCGATACCATACTTCTTAAACTTCTCGCGAATATCTTTAGTACATTTAAGCTTTACAATTATCATAGATTACAATACTATTATATCACAGTTCCTCTTTCATATAAAGAAAGCCCGGCGCCGGAGGCGCAAAAAAAATTCCGGCAGCACTCGCAGAGCACCCGGCCGGAATCGTATACCGCTCTTCGGCGGATTAAAATTAGCAATACCCCATAAAACGCGCTTCCCAAGCAGCTTTTTCTTCTGCGGAAACAACACCGTCCTTATTAGTATCAGCCTCATGATAAACAACTTCTTGTTCTTCTTCAGCAAATACAGCAGCAATCTCTTTAACTAACTTCGCCTTAGAGTATCTCTTATCAAGCTCAATACCTTTAGTACGGCCAAGTTCTTCAAGTGCATCTTTGGATAATTGTTTTAAAGTCTCTTTTGTCATACAAATATTTAATGGATCTTTAACTAATTTATAGAAAATATGCTAAATAGATTCTATGTATCAATATAAAGCAATTATTACAAAAGTGATCGACGGTGATACTGTTGATGTAGATATCGATTTAGGATTTGAAGTATGGCTACGTAATCAGCGTATTAGACTTTACGGCATTGATACGCCAGAGTCTAGAACGTCTGATAAGGTAGAGAAGGTGTTTGGCAATCTTGCTAAGAGTAAGATATTAGAATTTTGCCCTGTTGGCTCTTCTATAATACTGCAAACGAAGACAGATGATAGTAGAGGCAAATATGGGCGTATTCTAGGAGAGCTTATTGTAGATGGTGTTAATGTCAATCAATACATGATAGATAATAACTATGCTGTTGCATACTTTGGAATGTCGAAATCTGATATAGCACAGAAACAGCTAGACAACCGCCAGGTAATACTAGAGCGCGGTGAAGTAGAATTATAGTACTAGTACTTGCAAAAGGTGAGATTACTCTTTAAATACTCTAATGTATAATCAAAGCCCGTATAAAGAAATACCTGAAGAGTTAAAAGATAAATTTACAATGAATGGTAAGATTCCCATTCTTAACTGGTGGTTTGATGGTACAAAAGATATAAGTTCTATAGGAGAGGATGTATGGACTGATGAATATATTCAATCACATTGTGATAGATTCACAGTTGATAATATTAGTAATAATAGAGAAGGAAAAAGCCCATACGGGCATGAATCCGTATCTAATCTTCTAAAATCGTTTCAAGATTATGATATATCTAATAAACGCGTAGCTGTAGTTGGCTCTCTTGTACCATGGATAGAGGCAATGCTAATCAATCTCGGTAACGATGTAACCACTATTGAGTATAATGTACCAACCACAAAGTTTACAAATCTACAATGTAAAGATTATTTTAATTACTTCATGAGTAATGAAGATCAATTTGATGCTATTATATCGTTTTCATCTATAGAGCATAGTGGCTTAGGTAGATATGGTGACCCGCTAGATCCTGACGGTGATATACATACAATGAATGTTATAAGAAAGAATCTCAAAGATAACGGAATACTTATATGGGGATCGCCTGTCGGGTGGGATACGTTAGTATGGAACGCTCACCGGGTATATGGTCCAATAAGAATGCCTATACTGTTTAAAGACTTCATAAAACAGCAATGGTATGGCACATCCGAGGAGCAGCTATTTAGAGGCAACAAAGTTGCCCAGATAAACGGCTATCAGCCTGTAGTCGTTCTTAGAAAGAAAACTTAACCACACGGCTCTATTCCCTTCTGCAAGAAGGGGGCTTCTATATATACAGAAATTCCGCGCGCGAAAAAAATTTTTGTAGCATGGGGCCCCCAACTTCCCATTCCCGTTCTCTATAGTCAGAGAATTCTAATGGCGTGGTCTGACAGAGCGGTTCTCTCTGATAGACCCCTTTCTCTAGAGACAACCTTCGGACATAGAAAGACCGGCCCATCTCTGAGCCGGCCCTTCGTTACAACACACACTATTAAATGCCGAATGCCTGACGCATCTTTTCTAAAGTATCTGAATAGTTATCGTTAACAGTACC